ATCTGGATCATCAGGGTGCGGCATTTTCTTTTGGCTCGAGCTTCCACCGGCAACCGTCACAGCTGCCGAGGTGGGCGTTCAGATATCCGCCACACTGGTGGCAGAGCTCGTTCCGGCAGTCCTTCAGGTTCCGGATCAGCTCGGCTGTGGTCATGTCTTCGGGATTGGCCATGTTGGTTCACCTCCTTTCAGATGCTTTCTCGCCCGGTCCAGATCTGCCATTACACAGTTGAGGTTCGACATAGCGGAGGCATAGCTGAAGATTTCCTCCAAAGTCGGTGTCTCACCGAGGATCTGCGGCGATTCTCTGATGACTTCCTTGACCTGGACGATGATGGAGTCAAGAGCGTGGATCGTTGATTCTTTCGTCATTGCGTTCACCTCCTTTCATGACTTCAGCGGAGGTCTCCGGCCTCTGGCAGTGCCGCTCGGTCATCCGGTAGAGAGCCATGCAGAGGTCGTTTCTTGCTGTCGTGGAATATTGGGACAAGTCGATCTGGATCATTACTGGCCTCCGGAGTTCAAGAAGTTTGTACCAAGCGGGTAAAAAAATAAAGGCCTACTTCCGAGTCTGGTATCTCCAGAAGCTCTATTGCGATGGACATGAACTCATGTTTCCAGTACTTCTTATTGTTCAGCCAATCACTGAGAGACTTCGGGGAGATGCCAAGAGCCTCGGCAAAAGCGCCCTCTTTTCCATATTTTTCCTTAATCCGGCCTCTGAGCTTGGAATAGTCAAAGGGCCGAGCAACCATATCCTTCTGATTCATCTTGCAGATTCCCATTGTGCCACCTCCTTTCGGCTTCTGCGATAGTTCAAACTTTTTGAACCTGTGGACATAGTAACACACCGAAAAGCGAATTGCAATATATTTTTGTTGAACTTTGGTTCAAGATGCGGTATACTAATGGCAAATCAAGACAGGAGGGCAAGGCCATGGCGAAGGCTACATTTGCGGAACGGCTCAATGAAGTTATGGGCATGAGAAACATTACGCAGTCGATCATTCTGGAAATGGCGAAGCCGCTCTGCGAGAGAGACCACATCAAACTCTCGAAGAGCAAACTGTCCAACTATGTGAGCGGGAGGGCCAGGCCGAAGGATAACGGGATCGTTGATCTGCTGGCGGAAGTGCTGGATGTCAGTACGCCTTGGCTTGACGGGTACGATGTTCCCATGAAAAGAGAAGCGCCCATCGGCGATGATGACACCGATGAGCGCATGAAAGAGATGACGGATCTCTACAGAAGACTCACTCCGTTTGAGCAGAAGCGGGTTCTTGCTGAGATACGAAAGAAAGCATCAGAGCTATAATTTCATCCTTGTCCTTGTCCGGGAGCACGCCGAACAGGGACAGGGCATAATTATGTGTCCTGTCCATAGCAAATGTCCTTTCATAGGTTTTCTGCCGACAGTGTGGACATTGTAACAGAATGAAACCAAAATGCAACACATATTCCTGTATGGCGTAAAGGAGGAATCGGAGATGAAGAACTTTCTGGCGGTGATCGGCGGCATTGTGGTCGGATTCTTCGTTCTGATGATCGTCGTCTTTGCCTTCAACGACATCAACACGCCGGGCGGCATCAGCTTCTACAACAACGCGCCTAGGTACAGTACGCCGAGGAGCATGACGGCCACGGAGATCGCGGAGAAACTCGACAACTCCATGAACACGTCTATGCCGGGATTGTTCCGGTCAGAGCTGGACCGTGAGAATGATCTGTACAAGGTAGATATGTGGAATGCATTCACAAGGGACACGATCGAGACCATGCAGTCCGGCCTCGGCCTTGATCGGTGGACGCAGGTCCGGAAAGACCTGACAGACTTGTGCGCGGATATGCAGTCACGCTTTACGGACAACGGCCATCCGGAAATCACGGTGGTGCTGTCTCTGGTCGATCCGGAAGATCCGGACTATGTGTTCGCGACTGCGGCCAGAGGCGTCGTCGGCTACGATATCGTCAGCGGGATCGACCTGATGGCAGAAAAGGAGGGGTGATGGCCAAGAAGAAAACACTGCAGCCGAAGAGCGGCAAGGCCGTCATCTATGCCCGCTATTCCTCCCACAACCAGAGGGAGGCGTCGCTGGAACAGCAGATCGCCGAGTGCAAGAAGTACGCCGAGAAGAACGGGTACACCGTCTCGGATATCTACCAGGACGCTGCCGTCTCCGGACGGACGGATGACAGACCGGCCTTCAAGCGCCTGATGAAGGACGCCGAGAAAGAGAAGTTCGACTACATCATCGCATGGAAGTCGAACCGGATCGGGCGGAACATGACCCAGACCATGACAAACATGGCCAAGCTGGCCGAGTACGGCGTGGAGTGCCTCTACACCGAGGAGGACTTCGACAACACGGCATCCGGCCGGTTCGCACTCCGGAACATGATGAACGTCAACCAGTTCTACAGTGAAAACATGGCCGAGGACATCCGGCGCGGCCTGATGGACAATGCGGAGAAGTGCATGGTCAACGGCATGACGCCGCTCGGCCTGAAGCGGGGAGAAGATGGCCGGTATGCCATCGACGAACCGAACGCGGCCATCGTCCGGCAGATCTTCGACAGGATCCTCCACGGCTGGACGATCACGGAGGTCATGACCGATCTCAACAACCGCGGCATCAAGACCAGGTACGGGAACGAATGGAAGCACCAGAGCTTCAACAAGCTCCTGAGCAACGAGCAGTACATCGGGGTATATAAGTATTCGGGTGTGCGCATTGAGGGAGGAATCCCACCGATCCTGGACAAAGAAGTGTTCGAGGGGGTGCAGAAAGCCTTGGGCGAAAAGAAAAGGCCCCGCGGGAAGAAGCGGGACACAGCGGACTATTTTCTTGTCGGGAAGGTCTTCTGCGGGAAATGCGAGTCACCGATGACCGGGATCTCCGGCACCAGCAAGACCAAGGCAAAGCACTACTACTACGCCTGCAACGCGAAACATTATGACCACACCTGCGACAAGAAGAACGTCCCGAAGGATGATCTGGAATTCTCGGTGGGACTCGGTGTCAAGACGCTGCTGCAGGATCAGGGGCTTGTGGATTGGCTGCTGGGCGGCTATGATGACATCATCCGGCAGATCCGGGAGGAATCGAAGGTCAGCACCCTTGAGGGACAGCTTGTGGAGGTCACCGCAAGCCTGGATAATATCATGAAGGCCATGGAGGCCGGGGCCTTCAACGATGTGATCATCAAGCGCATGAACGAGCTGGCCGACACCAAGAAGGACATCGAACAGGCCATTGCCGTTGAGACGGAAGCGCTGAAAACATTCTCGGTAGACAAACTCCGAGAAAACCTGTACAAGTTCCGGGACGGGGATCTGGAGGACGAACGGTTTCTTCGGGATCTGATCCAGAACTTCGTGCGCAGGGTTCTGGTCTTTGACAATGAAATACGAATCAGCTTTTACTTTGGCGAAGAAAAGACGTTCCCTCTGGTCAAGAGGGAGGCCGGGGCCATAGTTCGTGAGAACGTAACTATGCTCCACCAATCTATCATCTCACGAACTCTGCTGTATGCGGATCACGTTGAGATAACAGTTCCCATTCAAAAGAGAGGGACTGTACCTGAATAAGGGTACAGTCTCTCTCTTTTCGTCTTTTCTTCCCAAAGCAAGAGCTCCTCCGACGGTTTACGCCATGCAGGAATAATCCTACGGCAAACCGGAATAAAATTACGGTGCCCATGCGGATTGATACGGCATGGAGTATCATCTCGGCGAAGGAGCTGCTGCAACAATGATTCGAATTCGTCTGTCCACTCTCCTGGGCGAACGGAGGTGGACGCAAACCAAGTTCGCGAAAATTGCAGGGCTGCGTGTGGCCACCGTGAACGAGTATTACAACGAGCTCGTCAGAAACGTGTCTCTGGACACGGTTGACCGCATGTGCAAAGCCCTCGGCTGTCAGGTTGGAGACCTTCTGGTCTGGGAATCGGACAAGACCGAGGAACAATGAGAAAGAGCGCAGGCAACCATAATCGGCTGTCTGCGCTTTTTCTGTTTTCGAGGATCTTATACGGTGAATGGGGTCCCGTATTTTTCCGCATGCCTCTTGATGTACTCCGTCAGGAATTCCAGATCGGAACACGGTGCGATGTCTCTGTGAACCGCTTCTCTGATGTCATCATCCATGAGCTGGACGGCTGCATCGTAGAGACCGGCCTTGATGATTTCTTCTGCTGTCATGATAGATCTCCTTTCATTTTAGCTCGAATTGCTCTCCATCCGGCATCTGGAACAGGATCCTTCCTCCAGTCATGTCTGCGACCTTGATCAGGTCCTCTGCTGTCCACCTGGATTCTCTAACCTTCTTGTTCGCCGCCTGCGGAGAACTGACCTTCAAGATTTCTACAAGGTCTGACTGCTTCTTCCCGGAAACCCGGAGCGCATGCATCACAGCGTCGGATACTTCCATGTCAACACCTCCACGGACAATAATAAACCAGATTGGAACAGAAGTCAACCGAAAAATTTTAGAAATAATCCGAAAATATCAATAAAAATTATTGACAAATAGTCCAAAAAGGTTTATTATATGACCATACCAAGCGGAAAACAAAAACGAAAACGGAGGCAAGAAAAATGAATGGAACAGAGAAACAGGTCAGATGGGCGGAAGAGATCAAGACTAACATCTTCGCAGCACTCGACGCAATGAGCAACACCAGCATGAAGGAAGAGTTTGCAGCCTTCCGCGCCTGGCTCGACAATAAGGACTCCGCCGCATGGTGGATCGACCTCTGGCAGACAACCAAGACCTACAACATGTTCCTGCGCTGCGCAATGATGGAATACAGAAAGTGAGGGGCGAACATGAGAGAATGGGCAGACATCCTGAACGATTGGAAGTGTGGCGGAGAGCCTGAACCGCACCGATTCGAGGTTGCCATCGGCGAGAGATACGAAGTCTACTGGTGCGGCACCCTGGAAGAGGTCATCACGGTGACCGAGGACAACAAACAGTGGATCGAAGATGAGATCAATGACCCGGAAAACGACATCCGGGAATTTAGACAGATCTGAACAGGAGGAAGAGAAATGGTTGAGTATTCAGTGATTCTGAAACGGTACAAAGGATCCACAAGACCTGATGTGTGCGTCTTCCGGGATGAGGACAGAGACAATGCCCTCAAGGAGATGCGGAAATACTGCCAAAGAAACGGATTTTCCGTTCACGACAAAGACGGCTGGTTCACGATTGCTGATATCGTGCTGGTGGAGAAGGAACCGATCGCAGGAGCGCCGGTTATCAGCGAGACACCGTACCGGAAGCTGTTCAAAGATTAATCATATAGCCCTCCCGGCCGGGCCAAAGACCGGGAGAAAGGAAAAAACAATGGATATCAACAGTGAGTATGTCAGTGAGTATGTCGAAGGATTCTATGCAGGTGAGAACATGTATGAGTTCTGCGAAGATAAGTCGGATGAATGGAAGAGAGGATACCAAGACGGCATAGCAGAGGCCTTTGAAGACTGCCCTGAATTTTTTAACTGAGAAAGGAAACGACCATGAGAGCACTGATTATGGAAGCAGAGAGAACTGGATACGCAGTTGACCAGATCCGGAAGACAATGACGGTCGGCGAACTGATCGCCTTCCTGAGCGACTTTGACGAAGACATGCCGATCTACACCAGCCAGGACAATGGCTACACCTACGGCGGCATTGGATAT